GTTCAGGCTGTATTTAAACTTGCCCCTTGTTGTCCGCTGCCGGAGTTCCAAGTCAATCAGAAGAAATTTTCTATTAGATCAAAATCTAAAAGCCGCCAACATTAACGGACTACACGCATCGACAAACCAACTTCCTTATCGGAAGCACGACCAGCGAAATGGACGCCATCAGGCAATTCCAAGTCAGCCACAGCCAAGGTATAAGCATTGCGGTGCATCATGATGTTCTGGGGTGAAGTCACGCCAGTATTGTTGAAGGCCGTAATGTTGGGGCTGTTGTAGCTGGTCACTTGCACGTTTTGGAACTGACCCGACACGATGATGGCGGGGCTGATGTTCACGGTAGTGCCAGTAGTAGCCACAGTCGTGGTGCTGTTCACAACAAAGTTGCGGAGCTTGCCATAAGACTGACGGTTTTGGGGGTTGACTGCGTACACACCAGGGATGGTGAACACATCGCCAACGTTCAGCGTAGAAGCTGTGGAAGCGGTCAACGTCACGTTAGAGCTAGAAGCCCAACCAGAAGTCAACACACCAGCAGAGCTAGTAGAGGCCAAAGTGATAGCAATGGTGTTAGCAGACCAAGAACCGAAGGTTTGCGACACAACGTTTTGGTCAAGTTTCCAGTTCATGCCGCCAGAGTCACGGCCCATCAAACCCTTGCGATATTGCTCGCCAATGGCTTCTTGAGGCACAAACAGACCCTTCAAGCTATCAACGATAGTTGCAGAGGTGAAAGGCTCAACAATCATCGAGCGGCGGCCGTCACGGGGTGCGCCTTCGCTGTCAAGGTAAGCAGCGCCTGTCAGGTATGTAATCAGACCTGTGGGAGGCGTACCAGCAGTACCAACGATGTTGTAAGTATTGAGAGCAGCGGTTTGCAAACCGTCACGGTCAATCTTATTGGCAATCGCAGCCACGGCGGGTTTCAACACACGGTCAGAGAACATATCCAAAGACAGAGCCAAATCTTGTGTAGTAAATTGGGTGTCAACGTGGAACTGTGTTGATAATGTTACTGGAACAGAAGTTTCATTAAAATCTTCAACATTAAGAGCAGGGCCAGTAGTCCCGATGAACCTACCTGGTTTCCTCACATTGACTGTATTACCGATTTTGCCACCAACTACGGCGAACTGGTCGTCATAATTGCGGTCAACTTCTGAAGTAAATGTCAACTCATTTTCGAGAACCATTAAGGCCTCATTAGTAATTTTTGAAATCGTCAATAAATTATTGCTCATGATTTCATCCTTTCTTTAATAAATAAATAATAAAAAGTTAATACAGATAATGATTATCTAATTTTGCCAGCCTTGCGACTTGCTTTCCACTCTGCATAAGTTCCATGAAACTTTCCATCAGCAGTTAATTGAACTTCGGTGCTAGTGCCAGCTTTAATCGGGTTGATTGGCGGGGGTGCTTTTGATCTACCAACAGTATTGCTCGGCTTAGTCTCAGGTTGCTTCTCAAACTTTGCCTCAAGTTTCCCAATCTCTCGCAAGGAAGCAGCGACCGACATGGAAGTGAGCTTTTTAGCCAAATCTGCATCTTCTGCCAAAGCATAAAGAATTCGAGGGCCAACGTCGCTCTCTAGCATCGCATCACGAATATGGTCAGGAACGACCACATCACTAGATGCCACCATATCGTCAAAATCTGGAATCTCGCTTTTCGCTGCTGCCACCTTGTTTGCCCAAGTCGAAATGACTTTTTGGCGCTCTTGGTCGGCCCTGCGTTCTGCTTCTTCCCTATCTCTTTTAATCAATGCTTGCTCAGACGACCATTCCGCTAATGCTTCTGCATATTCAAAAGCGTCACGAAACTGACTCGGCTGAGGCTTTGCGTCAACAGGTGCGGCTGGCTGTGGTGCTGGCTGCGCTTGTTGCTTTAAAGCCCTTAATTCAGCTTCCAGAGCTTCCTTTTCAGCCTTTGCTTGCGCCGCTTCTTGACGGGCTTGCTCACGCTGCTTAGTAATCTCAGAAAACCGCTTCTCAAGTTTAGGATTCTGCTTGCGCTCCTCTACTGGTTTCGCTTCGTCTTTTGCCTCTGGTTCACTCTGCTCTGCTACCTGTTCCGGCTCTGAAGGAGGATTCTCAACTTCAGCCTCGGAGGGTGCTTGGTCAGCTAAACCCATTTTCTGGCTATAAAACTCGGCTGCGTTCTCGCTGGTAATAACATTACCCGCTTGCTTTTCTTCGGCCATGATTTCTCAAGCTCCAATTGTCTCCCATTAACCTAATGGGCAAGGTTTTGTGGTTATACCACTAAATTGCTCTATCCAACGCATTTACAGAGGCTTCATGCTCTGCTTGTCTGTCTAAATGCGCCAGATATAAGGCCAATTGAGCTTTAAGTTGCTCAATCTCCATTTGTGTCTGAGTTTTCAGCACAGTATCTTGTGCCGTGGTGTGCACCTTCATCTCAATATCTTTATTGATTTGAGCATCACGCAGTTCAATATCGTGCGCTTTGTTAGTTTCTTTAATCAGCACACGCTTGGTTTCAGCATCTTGCTTGACCTGCTCAATATCTTGACGCTGTTTAATCATCATCTGAGCTTGTTGCAACTGCTGTGAGAGCTGCTGAATCTGCGCTTGCGAGGCTTTAAGCTGCATTTGCACTTGCGGCGGCACGTCTGATTTTTCGTTAATTTGCGCCATTGGATTAGATGCAGCCAAGCGGTCAGCAATTGTGTCAGCGCCAGGGAAGTCCATATTTCGGAACACCAAATCACCAATGACGTTAAACAACTGTTCATTACCACCCAACAGCGGCAGCATTGCATCGACAGCTTCTTGACGTTTGGAGTTATAGCCTGGGCCAGTATCCATTACCACGTCATATTGCCCAACAGTCATATCATGCAAAACACGATAAACGCCAGCTTCATCACTTGTGGGCTGGTTAATAGCAACCAAATCAGGCTTGCCATCATCCCCAATAATACGCATAACTCGATGTGTATCATAAATGCTTGGAATCATGCCCAGAATAATCTTGGCGGTATGAGCAATTGACTTTGTAAGGTTGTCGTAAAAGTCAAAGTTAGTTAGATCAACCTGTTGCTGCTGACCATTCAGAGCTTTGCCAGACATATTGCCTGGGAGTTGCTGTGAAGGGTCAAAAATGCCCATTAGGGTTGTAATATCTTGATTGATAGCGCCCAAAGCGGTCATAACGCCAGTTGGAGGCGGCTCAGGTTGCAGACGCTGCGGAGGCGGTGCAGGGTTGCCGTCAATGTCGGTTTGCTTGTAGCGCAACAACGGGAACGACTTGATGTTAGCCGCTGCCCATTCACCTTCGTGACCTTCGTCTTGGCCTTCAGCAAGCAGCCATTTGGCCTTTGGAGCCAGCGCCACCGATTCTGTCAGGGTAGTCTGCCAGAAGTTATACATACGCTGTGCGTCTTTTGCGTGGCGAACCATGCCAAACTTCTTGCGCTTGTCACCAATAACAACGTGGCGACCATAAACGGGAACGACAGGGATGTATTCCCCTGCAATATCTTGTTCTTCAATAATGTCGTAAGCGGTCAGCTTGACCCACTTGATCTGCTTTTTCATGGTCTTACGCTCTTTGACCACTTCCAAGCCCATAGCCTCAATGCGCTCAAAGAACTTGTCGCCATCATCAAAGCGGCTAGAGCCATCGCTCAAGAGATACAAAGTCGCTGGCTTGCGCTCAACGTAGAAATACTCGGCAATCCGAATATCCTCTTTTGTAATCCATTCTGACTGCGTATCGCCTGTGCCACGTTGCGTAAAGCTAGAGCCATCGTCCAAATCAGGGTACATATCCCTGAACTTTTCCTTGCTCATCATGCTTGTAATCAGCACTTTTTCAGCGTCAGACCCATCAATGCGCTCAGAGTTAGGGTCAAAGTAGACCGTGAACGGGTTAGGAATCGCATCAATATAGATTTCTTGGTCAAAGCTATCATCTTTGCAGTATTTGGTAATCAGACGCCAGAAGCCCCAACCCATACGCACAGCGTGGTCAAAGGCGGTGTCATAGGCATTGTCAGCATTAGATTGCGTCTCAATGTGGCGAATGATGCCTTCTACGACTTGTGCGGTCTTAAAGTCTGCTTCAGAGTTGCAAGCGTGAACTTTAGCTCTTGGGCGTTGCTGGCGCTGTTGATTAGTGACTTGGCGGCAAAAACCATCCAGTTTATTGATGGTAAGAACAGGGCGGGATTCAAGATTGCGGGAGTTTTGTAAATCTACGGGCCATTGGTCACCGCCGGAGACAAACTTTAGGTCTTCCAAGGCTTCCTGACGGTTCATGGTGTCAGAGTCATTGCACCACTTGAGGAACTGTTTAGCCTCAGTAATGATTTCGGGTTCTTGACCGCCGTAAGGAATATCTTGTGCCATTAGTTCATCCATCCTAAAGGTTGACCGTAGCCCTGTGGCTGCGTTCTAACTGGTTTGCGCTGCCGAGGCTCATTCACCATCAAACCAAGCATCCGAAACGCATCAGCCCCGTGGCTGTATTGGTCGTGAACAGGCGTTTTGCTAAATGCTTTGGTATCTGGGTCAACTTCGTAGCGGTAATGCCGTAAGCATTGTAGCCCATCGTAGCAATTTTCCCTATCAAACCAGCAGTTCCTGAATAGTGTACGGGCTGCGTTAATGCTGTCAACTATCGGGGTTTTCGGGATGATTTTGGTTTTATATCCAGCCGCACGCACAATCTGCTCAATTGACCGTCCATTAGCTGCAAGCGTTCGGTTCTCAGCGTCATGTGGCAACCATAGCGTGTCATACACATAGCCAAACGTCTGCATCTTTGCCAGATACTCAGAAATAGTCTTTTGGCTATCCTCCACATATCTGATAAGCCTAGTCTCCATGCCAATAAACTGCACAAACCAAATAGCAGTAGCGTCAGACCAACCCAAATCAAAGACAGCATGAACTGGTTTATTTGGGTCATATCCAACCTTTGTGATTCGGCCTTCTAGATCTGCCATCTGCATCTCACGGGCAAAGATAGCACCGTCCACAGTTTGGCGGCATAAACCCTCCCAGACCGTGTTATACGCCTCTATATCCCTAGCCTTGAGGGAATCCTTCTCCAAGACCAGCGTTTCGGGAAACCAAGGGTTATCAGACCAGTTAATCTTTTGAACAACAGAGCCAGCCGGAGGGTTAAGCACAAACCGCTGGTAAGTCTCGTCTGACTCTAGCTCAGGGTTGAAGCTAATCCAGATTTCAGACTTTTCCTTACGAATGGTAGGAATCAGCACATCCCAACTAAATTTAGAAACCGTGTTGGCTTCCTCTACCCAACAGATTGTTGAGCCTTCGTTACTCTTTACGTTGGCGACATTGTTCTTGAGGCCCACAAAGTTGAACTCAGAGCCGTTCTTGCCTCTAATCTGTGATTGGGTGATTTCGTAGAACCCATGCAGATTCAGTAACTCGATCTGGTCGCATAGCAGTTTATGCACCGAATCCTTCATGGAAGTCATATATTCACGGGCGCACAATACTCGATGTGGCTCTTTAGCCGCTTTGATTAGCAGGGCTTTTGCTATTGAGTGAGACTTACCGCCGCCACGACCACCATATAAAACACGATAACGTGCATATTCCGGCACGAACAAGCATTGCAGCTTGACAGGAAATTCAGCGTTCTGAATTATCGGCGTCATCAGGCTTTACGAAAGTAACTTGAATACCAGCTAACAGCGGTGCGCCATCAGCACCAGTAATTTCTGTCTTAGTTTGCTCACGATATTTCTTAGGGAATCGTGCAGCCATAGAACGTGACCAGATACTAGAGTTTAATTTTGGGCCATCTTTATTCTCAACCATATAGGCTGCGGCTTGTTCTTCCCACCAATGAAGCTCAAAATCCTTAGCAATCTCCAAGGCTTCTCGAAATTCTGCATTTTCATCACGCCAACGGTATATTGTGGCTGTACCAACACCTAATATCGCACCGATAGATTCAGTCGACTTGCCGAGCTTACCCAACTCAATGACTTGCTCACAGTAAGCAGGGTCATAGAGGCTAGGTCTACCAACAGGTCGTTTCGTTTCGGTCATTTCTTAGCGGTCTTAGCCGATTCCTTAAATGCTTTAGCAGTAGGTGCGCCTTTAGCGCCAGGCTTACGCATCTTTTCCACAGGTTTTCCCTCTGCCTTTTCACGGGCGATACGTTCCTGTTTAGCGTGGATGTTGGCATACAGCCCAGGTTTAGTAGCCATCAGCAGTTCCAGTTCTTTAAAGATGCTTTAGCACGTTCCGCTGGCCCTTTAGCGTTCTTTACTACGCCTTCCATGCGAGCGCAAAAACTAGCCTTGCGGCCTTCGTCTTTCTTCGTCTTTGGATTTGGTGCTGGCGGCTTCAGATTAGACCCATTTTTGGCGTTGTATTCCGCACGACCTTTCGCAGTCATACCAGCCCCTTTTTCTGTGGGGTTGTATGTCTTGCCTTTTCCCGTTGTTTTATGCGGGATTGGTTTGTCGTGTTTCGTTGCCATAGATGTGCTTCATGAATTTATGTAAGAACCTTGATTTGGGCTTCAACATGGCACAGAAGAAAGCCAAAAAATTCTGTGCGTCACCATCCTCAAATGCTGGCTTAACAGTTCTTACTGGTTCAGTTTACAGCGGTTTCGTCTGTTTGTGCTTCCACTTTAGGCGTAGCCATAGCCACGGCTTGGGCGTTAGCTTCTGCCAACAGCTTTTGCAGGTGTTGCTGCAACGATGCAATGCGAGCCTCCAGAGCTTGGATGATGTCACGCATTTCATGCTCGGTGTGTGAAAAATTAAACATTACTTCTTTCCTTTCTTGGCCTTCTCAGCCTCACGTTTTTCCGAATATGCAATCGCCACGGCTTGCTTGACAGGTTTTCCTGCCTTTACTTCCGTTTTGATGTTTTCTTTAAAAGCCTTTTGGCTAGTTGATTTCTTCAGCATCCATTACTCCACAAACATCTTGCCACGACATTAAAAGATAGCGTTCACCATCTTCCACCCATTCTTGGAACTTCAAGTATTCGTCTTTGTAGTCTTTAGCCAATGTGCCAAAAGTAACACGCTCACCACCCTTTAGCGGGTTTTCCTCGAACGTGCCATCATCCAGCCAGCGACCTGGGCCAACCGCCACTACTGTGCCGATAGTATCAGCCTCGGCTGTTTTTATCCACAATGTTGATTGGATGCGGGGTTCTGGCTTGACAACGATCTTGTCTTTTAAAGGCTGAAGCTTCATTGTTGTACCCTCTTAGGACGCCCAGGCTTTTTCTTTTCTGGTGTCATAACGTCAACAACGGGCAGAGATAAAAAGTCCCCCGCCGGAGCAGGGGATAAGTCGGTGCAATCCGACAAGGAGATACTGAATTCACCGCACCAATGTGATTGGTACTTCACGATTGCGGTAGGGTAACGATGGCACTCACCAGCGTGACCTGTGTATTCCCAAAATTTGCAGTTTACGCAAACTTCTTTAGAATCTGTCTTAGCCATAACAACCACCTTTGTTATTGGTTAGATAGCCCCCTTGGTCACTACACCTTGGGGGTTATCGCTTTTTACATTGTATCTTGAACGTGGTCGATGCGCTTGTGTTCATACGCAACGTGTTCACGGCTACCACCCTTGAACTCGCCCAAACGACCATCATTGTGACCCATGTGACCATCAACACGGTCACCCATGCTGTCAGCCTTGCCCATAGCAACGCCGCCAACCAGTTTAGCTTTGCGCTCACCAGTCATGTCAGAGGCAGTAGCGCCAGCGGGAATTTTCTCGCCAGAAGCGCCAGCCATGAACTTGGTGCTGTTTGGGCCTTTTTCACTACCCATCTTCTCGCCAGAGCGATCAGAAGCGGTAACACCCTTGGGTGCTTTTTCTTTACCGTAGTATCCCATTTTCATATCCTTTAGGTTAATGGTTCAAACATCTTATCAGAAGGGTACGTCTTCGTCAAATGATTTGTTTGATTGTTTAAAACCATCTTGCGGTTTAGGGTCGTTCAAGTAAGCCCAACCAGACCAGCCGCCCTCAACTACTGGGATGCTGTCAATTTTGAGCATTGGGCCATTTTTAGTCTCAATCATAGAGCCAATACGCTGATAGCGTGACTTTTCTTGACCTTCTTTGTTGGTGTATTTGCCGCTAACAATCGTAATTTCTTTGATGGTTCTGCTCATTTCATGCTTTCAAGTTAAGTAATTGGGCTACTTTATGCGCCGTTTCGGTCAAAAATTCTATTACTTCGGCTTCCAAGAGCTGAATGTATTTATCGTCTCTAGGAATACGCTTAATAAATAACTGTAAGTCTGGAGGGAGGCGTGGGTCGTAAGATACAAAGTCACACCAATCACGATTAGTGCAAGCCATCTGCCAGAAAATTTGATCTGCATACTTTTTAGGTACTGTTTGGCTAAGTAACGTATCAATGTGCGTTGCTGTGTTGGGACACTTTATTTCAATAAGTCCGTCAATACCCACAAGTCCATCAGGAGAAGCGCCGCTATTGACAATACTTGGGTGATCAATGAATCCAACTTCATCAACCAAAACGTCCATTTTTGCTTCATACGCTGCCCTTGCTAGTGGTTCTGTTTCTGTACCCCATTGCATAGCTGCGTTGCTAAATGACTCGGCTGGCTTGCCAGTAAGCCGTTCGCAGACCAATTGCGCCATGTAGTTATCACGACTCGCTGAGTAGCCCGATTTTGTCTTTGCAACCACATCGGCAACTCGGCTGGCTGTGACTTTTCCAATTCTTGCGGCAAACCAATCATCTGTTCTTTGTTCCATTTAAAGTGCCGCCTTTCTTGCGTTTTTGGCTGCAATAATTTTCTTTTGTGCTTCTGGGTCTGACTGCGTATCTTTAAATGCCTCGGTGTAAACCGATTTGAGGCTGTCAGCATTGGGGGCTTGGCTAATCTCTGCCAACCAATCAGCCAGGCGACCAGCGTCATAAGCAGGGGCTTTGCGACTAGCAGCGTTACCGTCATCATCCTCTGGGGCTATACCGCAAGCTGCCATCAATGAGTAGCGTCTAGCGTAGGTCAGAGCCGAGCCGTAACCCTGTGGGTCTTGCTTGCTGGCAGGGACGTGGAGCTTGCCGCACTCTAAGATTTCTCCGGATTCATGCAAAAACAAGGTTTCCACAGTAACACCCGTGCTGTCCTCATAATTGCGCTGAATCAAGGCAATGCCGTTGTTATTAAGGGCATCAATGACTGCTTCCACACAAGCCGACAAATCAGCATAGCGACTGCGGAAATGTGGGTTAGTGGATGTTTTGAGGGCAGGGCCAAATGCTTTTTGTGCTTTGACCAAAGCTGTTGCAATGTTTTTCATGCTGCCTCCAATGCCAACTGAAGGGCTTGAATCAATGCTTCGGTTTCTTCATGGGTCAATGCGACTGAAGAATACCCGCCTGTGAAAAAGATAGATAGATGCGCCCCATCGTCAAACTTATCAATCATTAACTTGTCACTTTGGTCAACCTTGATGACTGTTGAGTGCTGCTCTACTGTAATGCTCATACTAGCTCCTAAAAAGACCCCAAGAAATTTGGGGCATGGATGTATTCTAGTCGAGTTTTATCAACAATTATCTAAGTATTAACCCTATCAACAAATCGATTGTTAGCGTTTTCGCTTCGCCAAACTTCAATTTTTAGCTGTGCAGCGGTCAATTGCCATTTGAGAGTTTCTTCTTGCTCGACAGCAGCAGCCAAGCCCTTTAGCAATGATTGGTATTCCTCATCGGCATAAGCATCTCGCTCTTGGGCGGCTAGCGTTTGAGTGCCTCTTAAGCTGGCTTGCTGCATCAACAATGCTTTCTTGCTCTTGCGGTATTCCTCAATGTAAACCCGATCAGACTTGGCCTTGGCAAACAATGGGGCAGTTTTAAGGATAAATTCAACAGCTCTGTGCGGCGCTTCGCTCATGTCAGTCCCCGCAAAAACAAGCTATTGATTCATCATCAAACATGGTTGTCTGGTCGGTCGTGTATTGCACCATTTCAGCGTAACCAGGTCGATCTTTGCGAAAACGCGCACCATCAGGCTTGCTTGCCAGAGCCAGCGCCTCCATTTTGGCCCACCAAACTGCACGCTCTGGCTTTTCTTTTATCAAACTCATTGTTTGGCTCATGCCTTTTAAAAAACACAAATCGCAATTGCCGTGGTAGGTAACACCGCTAATGTTTGGTAACTCAAGGTCAAACGATTGATTGCGCCAAAACTCACCGACCATTTCTTTAGTCACACCAGCAGCTACTAAAGGCGTTCTATCCCGAGGTATTTTTGCTGCACGTCTTTGCTCATCAGCACGAATACCAACCCAACTCATGTGTTCGCCTTTGCTTCTTGTTTCGCATAAACCTATTGAAAACAAATAGTTAGCTATTGTTCTTATTTTCATTTCTATTGTGCAAAACCTTGTAACTGGATTTGGCAAATAGTTTTTCTTGCGAATTACCGCTTCAAAAGGCTCACCATTGCGGCTGGCTGTTTCATAAGAAACTTGCTTCCAACGATCTTTGGATTCTTCTGCATCCTGGTACTCAAGCCAAACAATTGGCACATTCCAATTGACAGAACAATCGTTAACAAACTTTAAAGTCGCTTCATCCTCTTTCCCTGTATTTGCAAAACAAACAATTGCATTACTTGGGAGGCTCATATCGTGAGCTTGTAAGACCCGCCAAAGCATATAAGCTGAAGTCCTACCACCAGAAAAACTAATGCAGGTCGGCTCAAGAATTTCAAACGGGTTCATTGCAGTTCCTCCTTGACCAGCACTTCAACAACGGGAAACGTGCCGTAAACCTGCGTGGCATGGATAGTTACGACTTGTTTATCGTCTTTGTAAACAATGTCGTTCATGGCATCCAGAAAGCATTTTAAGATGTTATCGATGTCTGGTTTCTTGGTTGGACGCTCAGAACCGATTAAACAGGCTTCTATGCGTTTTTTAGGGTATGACGCTGGTATGGCCTTAGTGACGTGCAAAAACACGGCTACAGGCGTTTCTAATGGCTCTGAAGCCCCCATTGCCAGCATTGCAGATGCTTTAATCATTGTTTCGTAGTCGGATGTCTGTTTTGGTGTGTATGTTTTGACAAAGCCGCCACGGGTTGAGAACCTGGGTCTGCCTTTGCCTTGAGGCGGCCCTTCAACACGAAAAGTAATTATGAATGTCATTTGTTGCCCTTGATTCTGTTCATGCGATGGCGTAAGTTTTCAGCTTCTTTCTTGCCACGCTTTTTTTCAATAGCCTCGATGGTGTCTGCCCACCAAGCATTAGCTTCGCCATAGCCAAGCTCTTTAGCTTTCTTGCGATAGCGTTCCACCCATTCTCTACTTTCGCAATCTTTCATAAATTCAATTTGATCTGCTGTCATCACAACTGAACTCTTTATGGTATTTTTGTCTTGCATTTTTTACGGCTGCTTCTGCATCTTTTATATCAATAAAATGTCCTAAATGAATTGTTTTTTTGTTGACTGCAATTCTTGCTCTAAATTTGCCAGACCTTTTATTAAACCCTACGCCTTTGATTCCAGTAACATTGTCTTTTCTTAGTTGAGCATTCCAAGCGTTTTGTGAAGCATTTGCTGCTCTCAAATTTTCAATTTTGTTATTGCTTGGATTGCCATCAATGTGATCTATGTATTCAGGCATATATCCATGATGAAACAAAAAAATTACTCTATGTAATTTGAGCATTTTTTGTTTGATTCGGATATTTACATATCCATTTTTTTTAACACAACCAGCTTTAGAACCTTTAATTATTCCAAAACCTTCTTTTGCAAAATACAAATTACCATCTAAGTATTTGTATCTTTCTTGCAGATATGCTTGAGTAATCATGTCGCACCTCATCATTGGTGGAAGCCATCACTAAAAAAATTGCAGCAGGACGGTGATGAATCGTCTTTTCCCCCGCTAAAGGTAGCCGCATAAGAATTTTAACTCAATCCAATTGCATCGCCTAAAACCCATAAGGCCCAAGTTATTGCTGTCCAAGGCACAGAATCGTCACCCATGCGTACCAAGTCAAGGATTCGTGCTGCTTCAAGTTCTTCATGGTTGTAGTGGTTACGCATTGCGCTTCTCCCGCATCAAATTACGCAAATTGTTAATAATTTGACGTTTTTCTTCTTCAGAAACTTTGCGAGCTGGAACTTTAATGTTGACCGACATAGCTTCGTAGTTGTTGCGGTCACCACGATTGCGATAAGCTGCCCATTCACGTTTAGTAATGTTTTCCCATTCTCTAAATGGCGACCATGCGTGTGCTGAACAAAGTCGTTTGCCATTGTCAACAGTCCACCGATTAGGACATTCATGTGCTTGGCACATGGTGTCTTGTTGAACTTCTGGCGTCTGTGTAGCTTTTTGAAAACTCATTTGTCGTACTTCCCATCAATGATTTTTTGAAAATTTGTAGCGTTTACCACCCACTCAAGGTCAGGCAACCAAGTGCGGCCTTTAGTTTCAAAGCCTTTAGCAAGCGAGGTGTCTTTGGCTATGTAAGCAAAAAACCCATCCCACCACTTCAAACCTTCGTCTTGAGTTTTGTAACCCTCTGGCGAATAGTCTGATGGCTTTGCAGCTTGCATCCAGCGTTGGCGTAGGTTGGTTTTGCGAGAACCTTCCCATGTTCTTGGCTGCGTAAGGTGCGGTAAGTTTTTCTTCCAAAGAATCAAAATATCTTGTTGAGGGCAAGTCGGAAGCCCCGCTTCGGACAAAGAACCTTTAGGTTCTATATCTATTGGTTCTTGGTTATTGGTTATTGGTTTATGGTTATTGGTTGGTTGAACGTCCGTTAAACGGGCGTTAGACCTGCGTTCAGCGGACGCTTTACCAGCTCTTGACGCTTGTTCAATTTTTGAATGAAAGTGAGCAATTTCTTTGTCTGCTCTTTGGTTTGTCCAACCATCATCAGACAGCAAAAAGAATTCCTCAAGAACCAATCGAACTTCTTGTTCAAACTCTCGCATACCTATCTGACGTGCAACAGACGTTACACCGATGTTCAACGGGCGTTCACTTAAATAGTAAGCATCAAGCAAACGTCTGTAAGCAATGTCTTCAATAGGCGATAAATGACGTGTGTGACTAACGTAGTCACCAATGTTAAATTGGTAATAATGCATTGAATTTTCCGCACTCAAATTGCACCCTGAAATGAAACTGCGGCAGGCGGGGTGCGGTTCGCTTTTCGATCTGCTCATGACTTCAGACCTAGCCGTGTTTCAAACTACTATAACCCAAACCAATCAGGTTTCAATTCTTTAAGCTGATAAATTCGTAAAGCAGGGATGTCTTTCCAATGATAGATAGCGCCCCTTGTCACGCCTAAGAGCTTGGCTAACTTGGCTTGGCTACCTGCTAATTTGATTGCTTCTTCTTTGGTCATAAATAGATTGTTGAGCTTTTTCAACATTTTAGCATTAGGGAAATCCCCTAGAAAATAATTTGTTGAAATACCTAGACAGTAGAGCAAACTCAACATACAATGCACCCATGCCCTGAACAGTTCGGGGTCTAAGGAGCAGAAATGCAAGACATATCAACTAAGCAAATGGAGCTAGATCAACTATGCCAACTACTTTACTCAAAAGGGTTCGAGGACACTTTGATAGACCGTATATCGAACGTCATATTGTTCGACACAACATTCGGTCTTGGGTCGCTTCTGTACGATTCCTTGGTAGCAAATGGCTCCTCGCTGAACCAATCAACAAAGGCAAATGATGAACTCCCATTTTGAAACATTCTTGGATTACGCATTGGCTGTTGTCATTGCTTGTCTGTTGGCTTGGTTTTTAGCGGTAGCACTTGTATGACTGACGACTACGACTTCGACATAGAAGAACTGCGCCAAGAAGTAGCTGCTGAAAAGCGCTACTACAACCAGCTTATTCGCCACCCTAACCCACAAGACCCTGACTATCCAGAGCTGGAGGATGATGATGAATAACTGGCCCTTCCCAACCAAATTGCCGCCTAACAAGCCTGGAGAGCCTAAGTTCAACCCAGAAAACCATGAGGATGCACCGTTTTGAAAACACTTATCAGCATCTTTTGGGCTGTCCTGTTTTGGATGGGTATTTACTTTGTCGTGTATGAATACTGGAAATAACTATGGATTGCAATCATGAAACCGTTGATTCTTGGCTAAATGAAAGAGGAACGCCTGTTCTATGGATGTGCAAAGAGTGCAGACTTGAATTTGTGCCTAAAAAAACACCCAAACGTTGGATTGGCCTGAACGAAAAAGACTTGATAGAAATAAAAGTTCGTGGGCCTATTTCTTACAAATGGGTAAAAACCGCTGAAGCCAAGCTAAAAGAAAAGAATGACAAAGCGTGATATAGCCCGTTTAATGCGTGATTCGGGCTTGTCAGCACCCTACGCATCAGTCAAAGAATTTGTGCGCCTTCTTGAGGCTAAATTAAGGGAAAAAGATGTACCGAAACAATGACCCCATAACCAGCAAACTGGCTGCGGACAAAGTAGACTTCAAAGCCAAGCACTATGACCAAATAATAGCGGTCTTGATTCTTAATGGGCCACAAGGCAAGGACGGTATAGCAGACCGTTCAATGCTTGACCCAAACCAAGTTGCTAGGCGTCTTAAGGAAATGATGCAGCTTGGACTGGTCAGGCTGACAGGTCGAACTGTCAAATCAAAATCAAATCGTGAAGAACGAGAGTGGGAGTTAGCGTGAAAGAATTAACAATCAAACTAAAGGTGCTGGTCAAAAAAGATGACCCAGACTTTTTAGACAAGATAGCTGGACGGGTCTACACCATTGAAGGCGTTGAAGATGTTACTGCAAAACTAAAGAAAACCAATGAACAACAAACTCAACAAGCTGGAACGAGCGTATTTAGCAAGAGTCAAGGAATTAGAGTGCAGCATCTGTGACCAGCCTGGGCCAAGTGAAGCCCATCACATAAAGCAAGGGCTTCAATACACTTGTATCGCTCTATGCCCAGACTGCCACCGTGGGTCAATGATGGGCTGGCATGGGCAAAAAAGGGCTTGGCTCATTCGCAAAATGAACGAGCTGGATGCCCTAAACGTAACGATAGAACGGCTTAATAGCGGCGCATATTAGGCAAAGGCGCTTGGCTCTGGTCAGTACCAGGGTGATGCGCTTTTTCCATTGGCAAGTGCATATGCTTGTCCAGCTTTTGTTCCAAACGAGCAACCTTTTGTTCCAATGGGTGCTGATGGCTTTTCTCCACAACGTAGTGACCCTTGGGAGATTCTTTGCCTTTGCCAGTAATTGTGTAAGCCATGATTAGTCCTTTAAAAGTTTAATTTTCCCATTAAGCACTTAAAACAACAAGTGCCTGTTCAGCGTGTTTTCTGCGTTCTTCTAACCCAATAGTCCCGCCATTGATAATCTTGGTGCATTTAACAAAGTCCCAAGCATCGGCAGGTGCGTTTAGCTTATGCGTATCCCAGAACCAGCCAGCAGTCAAAGCGGCGTATTCTGGGGTTGCTACTAGCTCTGGTTGCATGACAAAGTCGAATCCAAGGGCTTGTCCGGCGTGATAATAATTTGCGTGTCCGGTAAGCTGAACACACCCTCTGCCCCTAAATCGATACCCATCTCCAGAAGTTTCCTCACGGTTCCCCATTCGGTTCGCATATACCATGTTGGCAATTTTTTTGGGGTTTCCGGCATACTGGTTAGCAATTTCTTGTGTTGGAAAGCGTTTAGGCCACAACCGCATCAGCGTAGCCGCTTTGTAGTTTAGGTTTTCTTCCAAAATCTTAAAGTTAGCACACTCATGCCCACATTGACCAATGAACATGGCTTGCTGTCTAGGAGTATCAATCTTAAAGCGCTCAAAGGTTTTGTTCAGCCCATCAACCCAAGCGGCGCTAATCCCTAGCTTTTCGAGTTGACTACTGTTTAACATTGACCTTATCCTTTACTGTTTGATATTGGTCGATACAGGCGTTGAGGCGGGTGACTGCGAGGTCTCCGTCTGCGGCAATGGCTGCAATATCTTTAAGAGCCTGTCGCTCAGATTCGGCTCCATCTTTTGGATTTCCTCCGGCAGTTCCGGCATCTGAACTGGCTTGTAAACCACAGGAGGAGGGAAAGCGCAACTCGCCAGAGTCAATGCGCTGAACAATACTAATCTGTTTTTGCTTAATAGCATTGGATGCCTTTCTAAGTGCTGCTGTCTTGTCTTTTAGCGTCTGGGCAAGTTCTTCCTCTTTAGCCCTTGCTTCGGCGTTTAACCGCTCAATTTCGGCTTTGTCCTCTGCCACACGGCGCTCATAGCCCTTATGGTCAGCAACGTAATACCCACCGCCCAAGGCCAAAACAACCCCGCCAATCTGCATTAAAAGGGCGTAGGTAGCGATAAAAGGCAGCAACTTAGCAAAGTAGCTCAGACCATATAAACCCACGCCAGAGACCAGCGCCAGCAAAGCAAGGATGTAAAACAAGTCGCTAAAGAATGTTAGAAACCAGGTCATTCTGCATCCTTTGCAGCAGCACGTTCAGCCGCTATTTCTTCTCGCTCTGGGTGTAAATGGTCTGGCTGTGTAGTAGGAGGCGGCGGCGCTCTCCACTCCTCATCAAACACAGGATTCACAAACGTGGGCATAGCACCAAATGCTTGGCTTTGCTGTGGCATACCCATTTGCATCATGGGCTGACCATAGCAAGGTGCTGGCGTGTTAGTGGCCTGTTTAACCCCTGCAAGCGTCCCTGCAACCCCGCCAGCGACCCGCTTACCAACAATGCCACCAATACCACCCACCAACAACAAAACAATGTCATTCAGCATCTTGGTGTAAGCCTGATCAATTGGAGCCATCGCCTTGATAGGCTGGACAACAAACGTGACCGAATACAACAAGCAAATAACAATAAAGAACAAAATGCCCGTGATGGCAAGCACCACTATCGCCCAGATACGAACTTCAATTTCTTCAGCGGTTAGTTTGTGTTCTGGGTTGTTGCTGAGTAGATTCAACTTGTTTCTCCAAAACAGGGGCTACTAAATAGTCAGGGCAGGTCTGCGTAAACAAACACCTTGGACGCTGACATTCAGGGTCTTGAAAGTGGTCAAAATCCTGGCAGGTATATCGATACCTATCAGAGCAACCACTAAGAACGATGATGCACAGAATGGCTATTTTTCTTAGCATAATCAACAGATTCTTGAACAAACAGATAGCCAACGTAGCCAAGAACAACCACTAAGACTGCAATTAAAGCAGCCAGCATAAATTCTTCTTGCTCTTTTTTCTTGGCTTTGGCTCGGTCAGCAGCAGCTTGCTCGGCAAACTTGTCGGCTTTATCCATCTCACCTGCGCGGGCTTTGATCTTGTTCCAAACATCCACCTTGCCAGCTTGCATGAACAGCATCTGCATTTCTGATTCAAGCTCACGAGTTTGCTCCAGAGCCATTTCGACTTGGATAGCAATACTCATATTGCTGGCGTTGCCAGACTTCTTAGCCGCATCAACGGATTGAATGGCCTTCTCTTTTGCAGAAAAGAGATTGCCCAGTACCGGCCCAAGAGACGCAACATCGTCCACAGTTTGGCTGGCCTGTTTGACCATCTTGACTGCTTTTTGGATGCCCGAAAGGGCAAGGCCGATGCTTATTGGGTCAATCATTTTACGTTCATGAAGTTATGAGTTAAATAACCAACGATAGAGCTAATAGCTGAAACAATGGACATACCAACCCAAAAGCCGCCTTTTGACTTGTTAGCCAGTTCCAGCAATTGCTCCATGCCATCTTCTAGCTTATCCACCTTTTGTGTCAAATCTTCGACTTTCTGCCAAAGCTGACCATACTTAACCAGATCAATATCGCTCATGATTTTTGAATGTAAGCAAGAGCGTAATAGAGAGGCAAGTTAGTTCCTGTGCCGCTAGTCACGCTGGAAGTGAAACCACCGTTGTTGCCCACGCCGTATGTGTTACCAGCACCAACAACGAACGAATCTTGCAAGTTAGGCGTACCGTTCTGACCATTACACAAATAGTAGCCAGAAGGAATTGAAGCGATAGAACCCGACCACATCAAGATACAGCCGCTAGGCACTTGGTTGCTGCTGGTCAAAGTCGTTGGAATTCCATACAAATTGTCGTATGTTTGAATCACCGAGCCTGTGCTATCAGCAAGAACAAACTTGTAGTTAGTGCCAGAAGGCAACCAGATTTCTTGCGGAGGCCGACCATCTGTTCCAAGCTGGATAGGGTTGGTGTTATTGATGTTGCCGGACGATGTGGTGTAAGTCGCCGCAGCGGTGCTAGTACCAGCCAAATAAGTGTAAAGATACCCGCCAGCCAAAGGCAAGCCAGTAGTGGTAAAGAACTGAGCGCCGTTACCGATGGGGGCTAATAGATAACTCATTGTTAATCTTTCTTAGGTTTACCAATGTCAGATAGCCGAGTACCAGCACCAGGCTTCAAAGATTCTTTTGTGGCTTGTTTAGCAGCGTTAGCAGCACGTCTTTCCATAATTGCTGTGCCTAATTGAGCGCCAGGAACAACAGCGTTTATGCCTTTTTCGGCAGCAAAACCAACAGATTTTGCAAGGTTTTGCGCTATTGCGCCAACCAAAGTATTAGAGTTATTAACAAATGAGCCTCTAGGCTGCGCTTGGGTATATCGAGCAACATTACCCAATGTTTTCAACTGAGGCGTGGCTTCACCAACCAAATATTGCAATTTAGGGTCAAGTTGCATCAATGCTTTGTTAAAACCCGATTGCGAGAAATTGCCGTTGTCGTTAACGATTCCAGCTTTTTCTTTTAAATAATTGATTGTTGCCGCTTTAACGTGTTGTCCCGCTTCCGAATCAGCGCCAAGCTGTTGAAGCATTGCATCCAAATCACGTTTATTAGCATTAATAACGTATTTGTTAACAAATTTATCAGGTGCAACATCATTAACAGCAGCTTGATAAGCAGGGTCTTTTTCAAGCAATTGGAAGCGTTCACGGGCTGCGCTACGAGCAACATCAGCCAAAGGTTTTAAACCAGCCGTTTCGTTAGATAAAGGCAATTTATCCAACTCTTGAACCATCATTTTAGCTGCGGTGCGAACTGAAGCATCAGCATCTTGTGCCGATATTTTGCTCATGTTTCGGCGCATATTAAGATAATTGTCAAACGACATTGTGCCGTTCTCTGCCAACTTTTTAAGTTCTTGATATTGCGAAACCTTCTGTGCATCTGTTGACAAAAGTTCGCTTTTCATCTTTTTATCAATGTTATCAAGTAAAGTCTTTGCATCAACAGGCAATTCACCACCAGCAGCGTCACGCAATGCTTGAAACTTATTGCTAATGTCTGTGTTTCTAGCTGTATCTAAATCTTTGTAAGCATTGATAATGTTTTCTGCATTTTCAATGTGGTGAGTAGCATGAACGTCAGGCGCTACTTGGTCACGAATTGCATTGATGTTGTCAATCAATTGACCGTTTTGTTCGTTGTAGCGTTGCGCTAACTCAGGGTTTTTTCCCCTTGAATTCATTTCATTTGACAAGATGTTTACATCTTGAGAGGCTTGTCCTTTTGTCAAACGAACTGGAATAGGCAAAGATTCGCCTTCATTGCTACGGTTTAATGCCTCTAAATTGATGTCTCTTACTGGAGCATTACGCAATGCAGCTTGCGTTTCTGGTGATGCTTGCGCTAATGTTGCTTTAATTTGTGACTCTGGGGTTAGTTGCGCTGCCCCAATGCTTTGTGCGCCAAAACCTGCTTTTGGTTGTCCTGATGGCGTTACATACTCAATTTCCGGCAAAGCCTTGCTAATAGCACCACCAGCAGCTTTAGCGCCTGTCTTTAACGCACCAGCAACTTCTGGCGCAAGGAAAGGCAGCATATTGCCAATGTTACGAATGTCCTCAACAGGTTTGCCATTTTTTTCAGCAAGTTGCTCTGGCGTGATGCCCATAACATTAAAGTAATGGTTTAACTGTTGCGCCAAAGGCTCAGTAGCACCGCCTAACGGTTTTTGATAGGCTTCTTTTCCTGTGATGCCAGTTATCCGACCCAATGGGTTAGAAAGAGCTTGCGTGATTGCTTGACCACGTTGCTCGGCTTCCTTTGGCCCTTCAATGCCAAACGCACGTTCAATAAACTGAGTACCGCCACCAATAGCTTGTGGAATTGCATTTATCAAAGTATCAGCTGCACCAAGCACTCTCTGTGGAATTTCTTGTTTAGCTTGAAATGCCTTTTGCATGGCAGTAGTTGCCGTTGCAGGTGCAGGGGCTGGCGCTGCTTCTGTTGTAGCTGCTTTGGTAGCTGGTGCGCTTAAATAATCCTCTAAAGGGTCGCTAGAGCCTTTGACAGACTGAACATATTTAGTAGGGTCAGCGGTCTTAAACCCACCGTAAGCAGCCAATGCTTTGTCCAAGCTACCAGTTTGGTTGTAAAGCTGAGTTAGGTATTGACGAGCAGCTTCACGAGCTTGCTTTTCATTCATTGGGTCAAAATTTATGCCTTTTTTAGCAAGCATTTCAACTGTGCTAGGCATGAACTGATAAGCGCCTCTAGCCCCGCTAGTTTTGTTTACAGCATTTGGGTTGCCGCTGCTTTCGGTTTGCTTTAAACGATCAAGCAAAGCCTCAGAAATAGGGGATTCAGCCGTTCCGCTGCTTAAATACTGCTCAAGAGCATCCATCAGAGTTCCCCTGTTGAAGTCAACTTTTTAATGTTGCGCCATTTTTCAAGGAAGATTTTACGCTGTGCGGGGTCGCTTGGCATGATCTTATCCAACTCTGCTTTTTGTTGTGCGGGGTTTTGGATGCTGTTGACAATGCTTGCAGCTTCAAACAATCGGCTGTCTGCATTTTTGCTCCAGTTTTGTTGGAAAGCAGCCATGTTGTTATCGCCAAATTTGCGATAAAAGTTTTGTGCCGCAGTAGCTTGCATATCAGTACCCGTCAATTGGGCATCATTGCGGCGAACAATGTTACGCAACACACTTGGGGGATAAGTTTCATCACCAGAAGCCAAAGCCGCCAAATGCTTTCCAGCATCAGTTTTTAACTGAGCATCGTTCATTGCCGACAATTGTTGATTGGCAATGTCTTTAGACAATTGAATATATCTTTGACCCAATTCAGTACCAGCAAATTTACTAAATTTACGAGCCACTTCACCTGTCCAACCAGTTGCTTTTGAACCAAGTGCATTTTCAATTTCATCAACGGTTTGCAATGTTTCTTGATTGTTGCGTTTAGCAGTAACCAAATTGGATTGCGCCCCTAACAAACCTTGACGATATGTAGTGCCTTTAGCCGTGTCATCAGCTTCTGTTGGATTAGGGATATAAGGCTGTCCAGCAGAGCGAACCGGATGCGGCAATGGTGTAGGTGCGTTATGGTCAAACGCTGCGCCCATTTGAGCGCCTTGCACACCTTGAGGCTGTTGAGGTTGTTGGAAACCTTGAGCAACACCAACGGTAGCCGTAGGTGCTTGACCTGGCATATTCTGCGTAGTAACAGTTTGACCAGAAGGTGTTACTTGAATTTTAGGAGCAGCAATTTCTTGTGCGCCTGTTGGCGTCATCATCCCCAAACCAATCTTGCCAGCAATCTGAGGCAACATAGCAGGGTCTTTAATCAGATCAATTGACTTTTTATAAGTTTCAGCAAGGCGCTTAACGTGTTTTGAGTCGTATTGCTCTGCAATATCGTCAAGCGACTTTTTATATTCTTCTGGGTCAGTAACTTTGCTATTAGCTTTTTCCAAGAATGTTGCACCAAAAATACCACGTTCTTGAGTGGTCAATTGGTTTTTTGCTGATGCCGCATCAGTCTGAGACTTAGCCAACTTGCTCAAATCTTCAATGTATTTTGTTCCCGTCATTGGGGCAAGGCCAGGAATGGCTTTGTTGATTTTTTCTTGATCTACTTCGCCATCAGTCTGAAAGTTCTCAGGATTAGCCATAAACGCTTGCATAGCCAAACGTTCTTTGTTGGCTTGCTCTGCTTGGGATAATTCAATACCGCCTTTTTGTGCGCCTTGTTGAGCAGTTTGCAATTTTGCTTGAGCTTCTTGCAACTGCAAAGGGTTCATTTGCTGTGCTTGTTGCAGCCTTAATTGAGCTTCTTGCAACTGCAAAGGCTGTAACTGCTGCGCTTGTTGAAAGTTTTGAATTCCAGAAGCGGCGTTAACCATATCAGCCAACGATGTACGTTGCTGTGGTTGAGCGTAATTTGTAAAAAATTCAGCCATCTTTAATCCTTAACTTCCTTTTTGACCCAACAAAGTAGCCAACGTAGCAGTATTAGCAAGGTTGCTAATCGTGTTTGATGTGTTCTGCGCTTGACCCACCGTAGCACCAGCATTAGCCGCAGCCAAACCAGTAGCCAAATTGGTCGCTTGATTGCCGTATTGTGAGCCAGCAGCAACAGCTTGTTGATTAGCAGAAGTGCCTAAACCAGCAATACCCGCCAAGCTGTTATAAATGTTGTTGCGCTGCGACTGATAGTTGTTAAAGGCGTTTTGATACGCATTGCCAGCGTAATCTTGCGTATATTGCTGCAAGCCCTGCAACGTATTGCCAGACAAAGCACCGCCGCCTACGTTAGCCGCACGTTGATTAGCCATTTGGCCTTGGTTCAACATGAACTGATAGTTAGGCGCTAACTGAGCGTTAAGGTCTTGGTTGTTAAACTGGTTTTGGAAGTAACCAAGATTGTTCTGCAAACCAGTTAAGCCTTGCTGACCTGCTGCTTGATAGGGTGCAAGTTGATTCTGCAATCCAGAATAGATACCAGCCAAAGTGCCTTGAGCTTGACCTGCTGCCGCTTGTTGTTGAGCTTGCGCTGAACTAATAGCATTGCTGTTAATAGCG